CCTTAAAAATTCTCCAAAAACTTGTGCGAGAATCAAAGCCAAATGAGATTGTTATTGTGTGGGATGGCCCCAACGGCTCCCGCAAGCGAAAGGCGCTCGATAAGAATTATAAAGCAGGCAGAAAGCCCATACGTCTTAATCGCACGGTAAAAAATCTTACAGAAGATGAGGAGATGCACAACAAGGTATGGCAGCAGATGCGCCTTATAGAGTATCTTAATGAAATGCCTATCATTCAGACGATTATCCCAGAAGTAGAAGCAGATGATGTTATCTCGTATCTCACACGGCTGTCCCATTACAAGGGGTGGCAGAAGGTTATTGTCTCTAATGACAAGGATTTCTACCAGTTATGTGACGAGGAAACCGTAGTATTCCGTCCAGTGAGCAAAACAGTTTACAACAAGAAGCGTATTACCGAAGAACTTGGCGTTCATCCACGCAATATGGCGCTAGCAAGAGCCCTCGTTGGAGATGCGTCCGACAACCTGCCAGGAATTAAAAGTGTTGGTTTCAAGACTATTCAAAAGCGCCTGAGTTTTCTAGCATCTGACAAAGATTATACAATAGATGATGTGATAGATTTTTGTGAAAATACGGGTTCGAAATTGAAATTTCATACAAATATTGTGGAAGGAAAAAAAATAATTGAGCACAATTACCAAATGATGCAACTTTATTCTCCGATGATTTCTGTGCAGTCAAAAGACTTCGTTAAGAATGCTGTAGAGAACTTCGAGTGCAATTTCAACAAGATAGAGATCATGAAAAAAATGCGTGATGATGGCTTCGGAGAATTGAACTGGAAGGATCTTGAGTTGCACCTAAATAAAATCAATTCTGAATGCTGAAGTGTTTGACTTTCACGACATATCGGTTATAATTAGTACTGTGCCAGAGGTATATTAATTGACAGCTCAAGCAAGTTTCAGTCGATACGGAAAAGCATTTCAAGAGGGCCTTGTCCAACTCATTTATGAGGATAGACCCTTTGCCGATCAGATAACGGAAGTTCTAGATATTAACTTTTTAGAGTTAGAGTATCTTCGTGTATTTGTTGATAAGATTGTTAGCTACCGTGACAAGTACACGACTCACCCTTCCGCAGAAGCAGTTATTACGATATTGCGGACTGCGCTCGATGAGGAAGAAGAAGTCACACGACGACAAGTACGAGACTATTTCGCCAGGATCACCACCAAAGAATTGACAGATATTGAATATATCAAGGAACAATCACTTGATTTTTGTCGCAAGCAAAACCTAAAAGAAGCGATGCTTAAGTCCGTCGGACTTCTACAGACATGCTCGTTCGATGAAATATCTCAGGTTATTAACAACTCACTAAAGCTGGGATCCGACAATAACTTTGGCTACGATTATCTTGCAGATTTTGAACAGCGGTTTGTTCCAAAACATCGTTTGCCGGTTACAACAGGCTGGAAAGAAATTGACAAGATCTGCGGTGGTGGCCTAGGCAAGAGCGAACTTGGGGTTGTGATTGCACCTACTGGTGCAGGGAAATCTTTCTGCCTTGTGCACCTTGGTGCGCAGGGTCTTAAAGAGGAAAAGGTGGTTGTCCACTATACCCTGGAACTTCAAGATACTATTATTGCAAATAGATATGATAGTTGCTTAACAGGTTACCCTCTTTCTGATATTATTAACTTCAAGGATGAGATTTACGAAGAGATCAAAGATATTAATGGAAAGCTGATTATTAAAGAATATCCAACAAAATCTGCGACGACAAACACTATAAGATCTCATTTGACTAAGCTATTGAAAAGAGGTATTAAGCCGGGCATCATTATTGTTGATTATGCCGATCTTTTAAGACCAGTAATAGTAAGAAAGGAAAAGAGAACAGAATTGGAATCTATTTATGAAGACCTCCGTGCAATATCAACAGAGTTCGCATGCCCGGTCTGGACAGCATCACAAACCAACCGCTCGGGACTGAACGCAGAGGTTATCACAATGGAGCAGATATCAGAAGCATTCAACAAGTGTTTTGTTGCTGACTTTATTTTTTCTGTCTCTAGAACGATTGAAGACAAGCAAAATAATCAAGGGAAGATTTTTATTGCCAAAAATAGAAACGGGCCCGATGGAATTATTTACGACATATTTATGGACCCATCAAATGCATGCATCAAGATAATGCCACAAACTACGAATACCATAAATGGGCCCATTCCAATGAACCCTGTGGCATTAAGCGCAAGCATGCAAAAAGGGTTGCTACAAAACAAGTATGAAAAATTTAGAAAAAGGAAATAAATCAAAATGAGAACAATTGAAAACATACGCAGATTTAGATTATCAGATACATTTATAGAGCCATATAAAGACGCAGAGGTACCATGGGGCCCCATAGGGTATATCACTTATAAACGCACTTATTCGCGCCGCTTAGCCGAGTTTGACCCAGGCGCCAAGGGCACTGAAGAGTGGTGGCATACCTGCCGCCGCGTCGTAGAAGGAATGTTTAATGTTCAAAAGGAACACGTGGTTCGCCTAGGCCTTGAGTGGAATGACGGTAAAGCACAGCAGACCGCCAAAGATGCCTATGACCGCCTCTTCAATCTTAAGTGGACCCCTCCTGGCCGCGGCCTGTGGATGATGGGAACAAAATTTGTAGAAGAAAAGACCGGAGCAGCCCTTTTTAATTGTGCGTTTCGAAGTACCAAAGAACTTTCGACAAAAGGGGGCTACTTGTTTGCATGGATGATGGATGCCCTAATGCTTGGCGTAGGTGTTGGTTTCGATACATTGGGTGCAGGAACCGTTATCATCAAAGAGCCGGAATATACAGGCGACACCCTCATTATCGATGACTCGCGCGAAGGCTGGGTAAACTCTGTTCACAGCTTGCTGGATGGATTTTTTCTAGGACACAAGGTGCCAAAATTTGATTACACTGCAATTCGTGCTGCAGGAGCTAAGATTAGTGGCTTCGGAGGAACCTCTAGCGGAGCCGAACCACTCAAGGAACTTCACGGGGACCTAACAGAATTATTCTCCTCAAAAATTGGAGAACCCATCACCTCTGTTGACATTGTGGATACCGAAAACCTCATTGGTCGCTGTGTAGTGGCAGGGAATGTTCGCAGATCTGCTGCTCTTGCCATGGGCAATTATGATGACAAGCGCTATTTGGAAATGAAGAACGATCAAGAGAAGCTGTATCACCACCGGTGGGGCTCAAATAACTCATTTAATGCAGAAGTTGGCATGGATTATACGTGGCATGCCGAGCAAAGCAAAAACAATGGAGAGCCTGGGTACATCTGGCTAAATAATGCTAAAACACGTGGAAGGTTTAAAGACAAAGAAAGATTTGATGATGTTAATGTCGCCGGCTTTAATCCATGTGTAGAGCAACAACTTCACGACGGCGAGTGCTGCTGTCTAGTTGAAACATTCCCAGCAAAGCACGATAGCTATGAAGACTACTTGAAAACGTTAAAATGCGCATATCTTTATGGAAAGACCGTAACCCTAGTCAACACTCACTGGCCAGAAACGAATGCTATGATGCTTAAGAATCGTCGCATTGGACTATCTCAGTCTGGCATTGTGCAAGCATTTAATAAGCACGGCCGTCGCACCATGCTAGGTTGGTGCGACAAGGCATATGATCATGTTCAGCAGCTAGATAAAGAATATTCAGATTGGCTTTGTGTTCCCAAGTCTATTCGTACAACCTCCATCAAACCCAGTGGCACCGTATCGCTTCTCAATGGTTCAACACCAGGGATTCACTTTCCAGAAGATGAGTATTATATTCGTAGAATTCGTTTTTCGAATGATTCCAAGTTGCTTGATGGCATCCGAGAAGCCGGATATGTGGTGGAGAAAGATGAATACTCTCCCAACACGGTGTGTGTTGAATTTCCTGTACATGAACCCTATTTTCAAAAAGGAAAGCGGGATGTATCAATGTGGGAACAATTGGAAATAGCCGCGCAATATCAATATTATTGGGCAGATAATGCAGTATCAGTAACTGTGACCTTCAAGGAAGAAGAGGCTGACCAGTTAAAAAGTGCCCTAGAAATGTATGAAACCCGGCTAAAGGCAGTATCGTTTTTGAAATATCAAAAGACAGGATATAAGCAGGCGCCCTATGAGCCGATTACCAAAAAAGAATATGAAAAGAGAATAAAGAGCGTTACACCAATTCAGCGAATTAAAACAAATGTTGCTGGAGCGGGAACTAGATTTTGCGATGGAGAGAACTGTGAACTTTAATCATTTAATAGAAAAAAGAACTTTGAACCGCGAATGTCACGCTCTCGATCACAGCGAGTGTTATTATCAGCCGGTAGGGGAAGGCCGAGCCACCAGCGGCGCCAACGTACATATTCAAATGATGTGTCGAAACTGCGGCCGCCGAGAGGATATTTTCCTATCGCAAAGACAATACCACACACATCAAAAGATATTACAAAGGGAAGTGAGTAATGTTTAATCCAGTAAATCGCTACATTTTGATTGACATACCGACAAGGGCCGACAGCGACATAGAGTCACTAATCGTGCTACCAGAAGACTATAAACCAGAAGAAGAAAGGTTTATTGAAGTGTCAGCAGTGGCATCTGCGGCAGACGTCAGGTTTTCGGTACCACATCTTGCTAGTTTGGTAGTTGACCGGTCTATGATTGAGGAAATAAGCATTGGCGGAACTATTTATAATGTTATTTTGGACAATTATGTTGTGGGAATGATTGAGTAAATGGAGGCGCAAAATGTATGGACAAACATTTTTATAATGAAGCTTCATCTAAAAAGCTTGGATGGGAGCCTGGGTGGTTTGGTGAAAAATATTTTGATGACAAACTTGTAAGGGCAATTAAAAAATGGCA